ACTTGCCCTCATTCACACCGATTGCAGCTGACTTGGTGAAGAAAACATCCCAAGTGGCTATCCGTGTGGAAGTATATGAAAAGTTTACAACAGGTTCCAATACCACATTGAAAATCAAAAAGAACTCTTTGGCTTACAAGGGTATGCACTTGGGTAACGGCGCACATGGAGCGACAATTAATGCTATCGACAAGTCTGACAAGGCTTTCGATAAATTGACACTGGCGGCAGACTTCGGGGAGGATTTGGAAGCTGGAACAGTTCTTTATGAAGCAACGGCAGCAGACGGAACTACTCCGAAGGTTATTGCAAACTCAGCCCTGTATGAAAGGAAACAGGTAGAGGACGGTATCGTGTTGGTAGCTCTTCTGATGCGCGCGTTTGAAATTGAACCTACCAAGCTGGCAATGCCTTTCGCTGATATTGACAAGGCTAATATGCCGCATTTCCAGTTTAATGCTCCAGATGTTAGACAAGAAAAAGAAACCGTATCTATTCCAAAGGCTTCTTCCAGCCAGGATGGCTTGATGAGTAAGGAAGATAAAGCTAAATTGGATGGTGTTGCATCACAAGCTAACAAATTTACATTAGCAGCAGCTACTGCTTCCGCACTTGGAGGTGTAAAACAGGGTGTTAAAGTGGATGATGCTACTGGGCAAGAAGATGCACATACGAAATTGAATGCTCTTTTGGCGTCTTTGAGAACAGCAGGTGTAATCGCAACAAAATAAAGGAAGGAGGACTAAGATATGATGCTAACTATTCAGACATTGTTTAATGACCCGAACATTGTAAATGCAGTGATTCAGCGTGTCCTCCAAACGAGAAAGGACACTATCTACTGGCGGCAGTATCTTGACTTCCGCAGAACAACTACCCGTGTATTCAAAGACTACATTGGTCAGGTTACGGGTGTGATGGCCGGTTCCATCAACTCCCGTTATGGTGAAAAGCCTATCCGTGAACGTAGGAATATTGGTTCGGGATATGGCGAAATCGCCTATTTGGGTGATAGATACCAAATCTCAATCGACCGCTTGTCTGATTTACAGGACTTGATAGACAAGTATAATGCTGCCAAACCGGAAGACCAGAAGGCTGCCATGCGTGACATCGTGGACTTCATCTATGACGATTACCGTCAGGTATTGCTGGCACCACACAAGCGTATGGACATTATCGTAGGCTCTCTGTTGATGACTGGAGCAGCAAGCGTGAAGAACAAGGACGACAATGCCGGAGGAATTGACTTATTGAACATCGACTTGCCGTTCAAGTTTATCAAGCCGGACACAGAGGATAAAGACTATTTCGTCACTTACTTGCAGCAGAAACTGAATGAACTGAAATCTATTTACGGCACATTCCCCAAGATGATTATGAGCCGTGGCACATTCGTCAAGAACATCATCGGGTCAAGCGAGTTCGGTGATAAGTTCAAGATGCAGCTTACAGGCAACGAGATGTATATGTCCACCGGGATTATCACTTCGCAACTGGCTTCTGCTATTTTTACGGGTATCGGACTTCCGACTATTGAAATCAAGGAAGATTATGTGGTAGACCAAACAGGTAAGAATATCCCCATTTATGCAGATGGTCGTATTTCCCTGCTTCCGCAGGATAAAATCGGTTATATGCGCTTCCACACTCCTTATGAAGCTGTGGATGGTGTACCGGGACGTAATTACACTCAGGCAGATGGCGATATGCTGATTTCAGGTTACAAGGACGGCAATGGTCGCTATCTGGAATACACAGCCGAATGGATTCCGCAGATTGCGAACCCGAACCTGATTGTGAACTTCGATTTGAGTGAGATGAACGCATGACAGTAAACGATTATATATTACAGAAGTTTCAGACCTTCAGCGTTAACTTGTCGGAGGCTGACCTTTTCGATATATGTCTGAACGCAAAGATAAGCGGAGGGGGTGAGATGAACGAGGATTGCCAAACACGGGTGTCGGTGGCAATTGCGAAGTTCATCCCCTCTCTATTGCTTCGTGCCACTTCCATCAGCGAAAGCGGTTTTTCTATGTCTTGGAACATTCAAGGCATTAAGGATTACTATTCATTTCTGTGTAAACAGTACGGTTTGAAAGACGAACTGAGTAACAAACCTAAAGTGACTTTTTTATGATATTCGCTCCACACATATTGCAGGTAAAAGTTATCACTCCGATGGCTAAGGATGAGTTCGGAAGACCCATTCCCGGTACAGGTGGTGAATACTGGCAGGAGGTATGCAAATGCCGTTGTGATGATGTAAGTGCGGAAAAGAAAGTATCTATCAATGGTGCTTTGTATGATTTCAAGTACAAGGTAGTCTTTGACAAGCCGTCAAAGGTTGAAGCAGGTGCAGAGGTTCGTTGTTTGAATGCCGATGGAAGCATAAGAGGTGAAGGAGTTGCTAAAAGCCCTTTGGAAACAAACTATTTTTCCTATAGAGTAATATGGTTGGAATAGATGCAGACTTTTCGGATGTCGATGATTTCTTCCAGGAAGGTAAAACAGAAGTTATTGCAGGAATGAAGGAAGAGGGGGAGATGTTCGTTGAAGATGCAAAAGCGACTGGGAGTTATCGGGACTGTACAGGGCATTTGAGAGAATCGAATGATTATGAGGTTAATGAAGATGGCTTGACTCTGAAAAACGAAGCTGATTATGCGTCATTCGTAGAATCCAAAGGTTACGAAGTGGCGGGAAGTGCAGCAGTAAGAACTGAGGAAAGATGTAAAAAACGATTTGAAAGATGATAGTAACTACCGACATAGGAAACATTCTCTACCGGGATTGCAAGGCTTTCGGAGTAGATATAGTGCCTGATGGTGAAACGCTGACGGGTGAATTGAAGTCCGAAAGGATTGTCATCCACACGAAGAAACAACAGCCGGGAAAGTATTGGAAGAAAGCTTTCGCAGAAGTGAATCTATGTGTACCCAATTTAAGCGAGAATGAAGCGAACACAATCCGGCTTAACGAACTTGAAAGAAAGGCTGGCAAGCTGCTTGATGATGTAGTAAGCACCTATGACGGTACAACCTATCGTTACTCTATCGAATCAATTGGCACGGAAGCGGATACAGCTTTGAAATGCCATTACGTGAATGTGAGAATTTTATTTGAAGTAATAAATGTAAAACTATAAGATTATGATTTCAGCAGTAGGAATAAAAAGAATCTTGTTTGCCGATATTGATAAGGTAACGGCAGACATTACCCCCGAAATCGCAAAGACTTTGATTCAAGCCGCTATCAAAGCGAAAGATGAGGTTTTGAATGTACACGGGGAAACGTGGCAGATTGAGGAAACGGAAGCCTCTGTCACTGGGTACAAGAACCAATTAACGGGAAAAAATTACCGTTACGATGATGTGCCGGGAGAAGTATCGCCCGTTTTCTCTATCGGACAATATGACTGGAAGACCAAGAAAGCGTTCATGGGTGGCGATGTTATTCAGGCAACATCTAAAGATGTAGGTTGGAAGCGTGCTTTGGATAAAGTTATTATCAACAAAGCATTGTTCTGTCTGACCGATGATGATGTCTGGTTCATCTTCCCAAAATGCCGTATTGTTTCCCGTGAAGCCAATACGGATAAGGCAATTGCAATCGCTGTAAAAGGCTTGGTGCAGGAACCGGGAATCGAAGGTGTTTCTTCTGAGTATAACTATGAAGAGGGGCAGATTAAAGCTTTGCAGGCATGAACTACAGTAACCATTGTACCTACTCCTTCCGATGCGACCGTAAAGCTGGACGGTGTAACGGTCAAGTCAAAGCAGGTGAATGCTGGAGCTACCGTTCACTATGAAGTGTCGAAAGTGGGGTACGTCACTCAGTCAGGAGATATTAAAACCACTCCTTCTGAAGTTGATACCACTCTTAAAAAAGAGATAACATTGGTAAAAGTACAAGAGTGATAACCGGGGGAATGGATATGCGCCATTCCCTCTTTTAGTTTAAGAATATGAATCAAGCAGCAAAAACGGTTTCTGACGCCTTGTTAGGGCTGGATTTTAAAAATGTAGAGATAGGTGGAATCGTTTATACCATCAAACCGCCTACAATTAAAGTTATCTGTCGTGCCATTCATCATTTTTCCAATATCGGCATGACTGGAGATAATGTCATGGAAGCTATTAAAGAACTTCCTGAAATTACTGGAGATATGCTGAAAGGCATTTCTTGTTTCATCTGTGGCAGTGAGGAACTGGCTGATAATTTGGAGAACGGGACTTTTGAAGAAGTTAGGAATGCTTTGGAGGTGTGTTTTTCCATGATGGATATTTCGGCTTTTCAGTGTGTCAGCTCGATGAGGAACGTGTCGATGCTGGCAGCAAGACCGAAACAGTAGGAAACACAACGTTCTTCGGGCA